CCTCAGTTCCGCTTCGACATCTCAAGGATGTCTTGCTTAGAAGCACCGAGGAAATCAGGAGGTCAGGCCGAGATCCATAGGGCCATCCTTAGCTACAGGAGGCCGGATCTCGAAAGTCTCACAGAACAGGAATTCCTAGACGGAAGGTCAGAGCTAGCAAACGAGCTCTGCTCTTTCCATCTCAAGATAATTGAAGAGTGGAGAGAGCACTCAGGAGTATGTATTGGAGCCGGTTGTAACTTACCGGCACTACATCCTCCCTGTGCCCTGATCGCATCCCCAGAGGCTGGGCTAAAATTTAGAATCCCAACTCTCCTGCCTGTGAGCCTACTATTCCTTGGATCCTGGGTCCGACGAGTGTTCAATAACATCATCAGAGACGACCCAAGGATAGCAGACGTCTTCCGTGGAACAACCTTCCAATCCGATAAGTTAATGAAAAACTACAAGGATTTCGAGGTTATACACAGCGGTGACCTCAAGGATGCAACAGACTCAATCCCATTCGACTTCTTAGAGGGATTGGTAACCGGCTTTATCGACGGTTACCAAGGCCCCCTAGTAGGATGGGAGAGAGATGTTGCAATCCTAACCGTTCGGCCCTTTCGGATTATAGAATCCGACAGATCACACGTAAAGGTAGTGGACAAAGACACATACCTAGCATGGGAAACGGACAAAATGGATAAGGAGACAATCCGTCTGAGAACCCCTGGTGCAGACACCAATTTTTCTTTAAAAATTAGGCGTATGCTAAAAGGAGGGAAGAAGGATACTCACTTCACCGTCTCAACACGAGAGACTAACCTTGACTATAGGCGAACCATAATAGCCAATAGTTTAGACCCCCGGGTGGGCGAAAGCTGCCTCGTGAATTGGATCAAGTCACGACAGGAAGGAACAGGTCCCCTCACTAAGAAGGGGATCCCTATGTCCTCACCCATATCGTTCCAAGTCCTCAACGCGAGTAACCTCTGCCTAGACGACAATACAACACAAAAAGGCCTTTCTGTCTTTTATGGTGATGATAGTCTAAGAGGTGGGACCAATACCTACGTTCAGGATTTTAAAGAACTCCAGGACAAAAATAATTATGTACGGAGTGTTGGTAAGGATTTCACATCTACCAACGGTTCTAGTGTTTTCACAGAGAACCTCTTCCTTAAAGGTAAGTGGGTACCAGTAACAAAGTTCAAGAAGCTCGCCGCTCCAAAGATTCCTGGCGACAAGGACCGTCCCTTATGGTTCAGTCCAAGCTACAAGGATCAATGGGAGCAGAAAGAGCAATATGAGCGTTTCCGACCCTTTTTTAAGGGGTTACGAAAAAACCACATTGATCTAGGACTACCCCGTGAACTTGGTGGTGCAGGCTTTAATCTCTTGCATTATAAGAATTTAATAATGCGAAGGAGAGTAAGCGCCCTCATGTTACTTCCTGACGTTGAATTCGTACAGAAAGTAATTAGGCTATTCTCCGTCTGGAGTGATGTAACGTCACCCCTGGATCGGGCAATAGCGGGAGATATAAACAGCCGCATACTAAGCAACCTCCAACCTGAGCACATTGGCCCAAGGGTTAAAGGCGCCCCGGATATACGGGAGCAATTAGGAATTCTCTCCGAATTCCATGGAGGCATTAGAGTCCTGACAAGTAAGGTCGAGCCCTTAAAAAATAAGGATATAGGGCCCGCGGAACTTGCCGCTAGAGTATTTTCAATACTTCCTCAGCCAAGTGAGATCGACATTGAGCCAACCGAAATCATGAAAAGATTTTTCGGGTTAACCATCGTCGATCCAGAACTAGTCCGTTTTATCGACGAGACTGAAAAAGTAGCGAGGTTCCAGAAGAGCATAGCAACCATATGAAAAAGGTGTATGTTCCCCCTGACCACT